TATTCTTTTCGATTTGCTCGTTGAGTTTTTCTTCCATCTCATCAAGTTTTTCTACCATACTCTCAAGAACATCATATTTATCTTCAGGGATTGATACATAATGTGCTTCAAAAAGTTCCTTCATTCCAGTCAGGAATGATTCGGTCATTTCTGTCTTGAGACCTTGCTCAATGACAAGTGCGTTCTCATTGAACCACTCATCTGCAACATACTCAAGATAAGAATCAACACGCTCTGCAAGGATAGTTTTGATTTCCTCAACTTCCTCAGCAAGAGCAACAGCATATTGCTGCTCTAATGATTCTTTAATTTCATTAACTTTTGATTTCAGAGCAGCTTCAAAGATAGTTTTTGCTTTTTCTTTGAATTCCTCTGAAAGATCGTCTCCACCAAGAAGAGCATTTACATCTTCTTCAATATCATAATCTTCCTCTACAACATCCTCCTCCTCTTCTTCCTCTTCATCATCTTCTTCAGTTTCTTCTACTTCTACTTCCTCTTCATCATCTTCTTCTTCCGTCAGAATTTCTTCATCTTCGAGTTCCTCTTCTTCCTTCATGCCCTGTGCGGCATCAGCACCTGCTGCTCCCTTATTTACAACATCCTTAACTTGCTTAAGAGTTGCACCTGGAGTCTTCAGTTTTGCTGAATCATCATCTGGTTTATAATTTTCTGGTGTAGGACCGCCGAGATCTTCATAGGATCCAGCGACTGAGGTATCCATTGAATCTGCTGGTTTTGCGTTAGCGTTTACAGCAGTCTTGGATTGCTTTGTGCCTGCTTCCATTTCTTGTAATTGTTTGCCACGAGACATTTGAACTCTCCGATTTTCCTGTATAAAATCTATATTTATTTATAGAATCACAAATTTGAGATAAACTCATTAAATAGGTTGAGCTTAAACTCATCAAGTTTTCTTTGATCAACTAGTGTATTAACTCTACGCTTCGTATTTTCTGCTAATCTTTCACGAAGCATTCCACCTTCCCAGACCCACTCTTTACCTTCCATAATTCCCTGAACAAATGCGTCAGGTGCGGATGGATCAGCAACAATATCAGCAGCAGTAGCAAGCATAAAGTCTTCGCCAACTTCACTATATCCGTGTTGAGTTGGTTTTAAAGATCCAATTCCACGAGATGAAACTCCTAAAGTAACTCCTTCTTTGAGAAGAGACTCTGCAATTTTGCCCATAGGAGTGGACAGAATTTGTGCTTTTCCAATAAAGTTATTTCCCTCACGTTGAAGAGAAACAATTTTATGAGAAACTCTATCTAAATTTACAGTAGGACCATCAGGGTGTCCAAGTTCACCAAGAGCGCGACCTTTATTAACATATTGTTCGGTATAACGCTTGACCTCTCTTTCCATAATCGGCAAACGATACATTCTATTGTTGCGATTAGGTTGTTCAGTTTGAAGGAAAGGTCCTTGAATGTAAAGAGTTTTCTTACCGTTTTTTTCTTCGGTAATAACTTCTACTGATTCAATTTCTTCGGTGATAAGTTTCATTATGCTTGACCTGAAAGTTGAACTTGTTGTAAGAAAATAGAACCTGCGCCACCATTGGTAAGAGCAGAAACACGTAAAGAATTTCTTAATGTTGCATCTGATGCAGAAAATGCAGTTGTAATAGCACTTGTATTCACTTCAACTGTAATGGAAGTTTGGAAGTTTCCATTAAAACTTGAAGTTGTATTTACAGATAAAACTTTTGCATGATTAATTAAAGAATTATATTCAGCAAAATTTGCATTAGAAAGAGTGACTCTATCACCAACACCAAAAGGCATTTGAGTTCCTTCTGGACATGTAAGAACAGTGGTTGTTCCTGTGGTGATTCCTACAACTCTTTGAGATGCTTTGGTTAAAGCAAGAGTTGCATCAGTTCCAGCTGGAATCAAATAATCTGTAAGAGTTGCTGACGGATCTGTTCCGATTGCTACAAACGCATTTGCACCAAGAGCAACAACTCTCAATACATCACTTTGAACTGAAAATGATGTTGTTAATGCTGCGGTTGAAGATGTGCTAATGGATGTTCCCGATCCAACTGGTCTATGTGCCATTATTCTTTATAATTCATTTAGTAATTATTTATTAAGTTAATCATTCATCATTAGATTCTTCTTCAAAATCATCATCCTCTATACCAAACATAGAGTTTGATATAACTGGACGCATTGAGTCAATTTTTTCAGATGATTTTGTAAAGAGAATTTCTTTGATTTTTTCGCTGGACTGTAAAGGTGACTCATCATTAATAATTAAATCTAAAAGTTCTTCCATGGTATTAATCAAATATGATCTCTAATATTTATAATTTTATAAAAAACTTGTATATTACTCTACCTAATTCAAAAATTACCTGATGAATGATCGTTAATTGAGTTTCATTTATTTTTTGTCTAAAATTTTGAGAAGATATTTCTAATTTTTGTATCGTATCTTCAAACATCATACTTTTTGAAATTCCTCTTGTGTCATAAACATCCATAATTAAATGATATCTATCTATATCAGAATTATTACGAATTTGATGTTGATTATTCACAGAGAGAATATAAACAGACCCATCTGCTGCCATATGATGTTCCCCTGTTTCAGTCCAATGAGTGCATTTTTTATCGGTAATAATAGGAATATGCACCCTACACATATAATTTTTATTTAAATTATCACCAGGCCATGCGTTATCAATATGCACAATACTGCAAGTATGTGCTTTTATCATTGTAATTCTCGCTCTTCTTGGATAAAACCCATCAACATCAAGAGTTTCAATAATTTTTTTAATTTCACCGATATATGCAGGAGTTGGATTAATATGCTCAAATGGATGAGAAATTTTTAAATGCTTGGCAAGAAAATACTTATACCATTTATTTTCACATTGCTCTATTCCAACTTCCCATCCATCACAACATTTACCTGTTCTACTTAAAATACTCCAACCACCAAAGTTAGAGTAACCATACTCCTTCCCCTGCAAGGTAATTGGTATCTTTTTTATTTCATTAAGATCGTTTTGTATAGATTTTATATTAACTCTATACGGCAATTTTTCAATCATTACTAAAATTGAGTATCAAATTTCTCCGCCGTTAGGTATAGATGGAGCTTCTGTTGCTTTACCCTGAGACTCTAAATCTGGTTCTACAATAGGTGCTCCTAAATCTGCTGGTGCCGTAACATCTGCAGGAGCACCAGTTTGTGGATCAATGGGAGTGCTTGGGTCGGGAATGACACCATTTTTAATTTCTTTTTCAATCAAAGCATCTTGTTCTAAAATTTCTGTATCAGTTTGACGAAGAATTTTTCTACGAACATAATCCTGTGAAAAATATTTACCTACATATGGTTCTGCAGTTGCTACCATTCCCAATCTTTCATTTAAAAGTTCTGCATCCTTAAGTTCGGAGAAGTGATTATCATAAAGAAAATCATATTGAATATGCTCACTCATAGTCTCCCAATCTTCTGGTGTAATGATATTCTTAAGAATAAGTTGTGTCTTAAGCATATCATTAAACATATTTGAGAATCTTTTTCTTAAACGGCCAACAAACTTAGTGAATTTTAATTCGTCTCTGAGGATTTCGGAGGAGCGACCGAGATTAAATCCACCTTCACCATCCATGCGAGACGGCGGCACGTTGAGGGACCTGTATAACTTCTTTTTAAAATACTCAATGTCTGTGATTTCTCCAAGGTTTTGTCCTCCTGGAAGAGTAGTAATTTCAGTACCACGTCCTCCCTCTCTGCGAGGTAACCAAAAATCCTCCAACATTGCCATATATTTTTTGTCATCACGAATTTCTCCTGTGTTTGCATCATAAACAAGTTTATTGCGATAGCGCATCATCACATCACGAAGATATTGCTCTGCTTTTACTTTTGGGAGATTGCCCACATCAATATAGAAAATTCTTCTCTCTGGAGCACGAGATAATCTGTAGATAACTAAAGAATCTTCAATCATGCGGAGTTGATTGAGAGACTTAATTGCTTTGTGAAGATATGATAGAGTATTTCCTTTGTTACGATCTACAAGTCCAGAAGTGCAATATGTAATTGCATCTTTTGCCATTTTAATTCCTTGACTCGCTCCAGTTTGTGTTGGATTTGCTGAAGGATAGGCAGTTTTAGGATTATAGATAAAATATTCTTCTAGTTGCGGAAAATCATAATCTAATGGATTATCATTTGCAAGTCTTTGAATGGGTATAATTTTATCATTAGGATTTTTTCTTTGTTGCCGCACATAACGCATTTTCATTGCGTCAATATAACGAAGTTCTTGAATTCCCTCTTGTGGATTTTTTAAGTCAATGACTTTATGATAAAAAATACGCCCATCAATGTACCAATTTCTATAAATCTCATGACACTTTTTATCAAAATCCAATAAATCTAATACGTATTTAAACTCTTCCCTAATTTTATTTTTAATACCATCACTAGCATTTAAATTATCCAAGTCAATTTGAACTGGTGTGTCATTTGTATCCGACACAATTGCTTCATTAACAATATCTTCAATAGCACTATCACACTCTGGGTGAAGTGCCATTTCACGATATCTTTTAATCAGTTCAAATTCAGTTCTATAAACGCCCTCCAAATCTACATAAGAACCAAAAAAACCACTACTCATGTAATGATCAACCCCATCCTCATTATTAGGTGGGACAGGGGAGAGAGCATTAGGTGATAGTGGTTCAGTGTCCTCTATAGAGAACCCAAATAATTTTGCCATAATTTATTGTGTGTTTAGACTATTTATTAACCGTTCGGACCACCAGCTCCGCGAGCTGAGAAGGATTGAACTTGGAACTCAACGGTAAATTCTTCAATGGTGTCCCCACTATCATATGAAAGGTCAATTTGAGATACATTTGTTGGGAAGATGTCAATAAAATCATATGATTTTAACACAGCATTTGCGGTCCCTGCATTTGTTGTGCTATTTGGAGTTGATCCTCTACCAAGTTGATAAACAGTTGCATTCACCATGTATGCAGATGGGTCAGTGGCGCCTAAATTGTTATCAACTCTAGCGATTAAGTTTGACCATTCTTCAAATGAAGTTCTAAGATCAAATGATTCATCGTTGATAACAGTTACAGTCCAGGTATCAATGGTTCTATCACCAGCAACTTTAAAAATACGACCTCTAAATGGAACATCAATTGATGCAACATTTTGAGCAGGAAGTGCTGCTGCTTTACATAAAAATTTAAATTCGCCAGCGTCCCAAGCAATACCACCTGGGAAATTTGCGATTTCAACTTCAAATAAATTGGGGCGAGCACCGCCACCATTCATTGCCGCTTTAAACTGAGAGATTGTCTTGTTTGGTACTGATGTTGCCATTTTTGTTGCCTCCTTTAGTTATTTAGATGGTATTAAATTAAACTCTACCAACGACTTCTTCAAATGAGACACCAGTTCTGGTGGCAACAAATGTAAGAGTAACAAAGTTAATCGATTTTGTTGGTTTCAGGAAAATATCAGCTCTAAATTCATTATTATCAATAACATCTGGAGTATTGTTTGAAGTATCACAAACAACCAGGAATCCATACAATCCCCTCTTTGCTTCAACATCTCTTAAATAAGGTTCAACAATATTTCTAAAGTTTGCCCTTGTGAGTTCATCATTTAGTTCAAACAGTTGTGCCTCTGCTGCTCTTTCGAGTGCT